TTTGATGTTTTAAATCTAAAATAACACCTTTGAATTCTTCTGTAGCTTTATCGATCAATGGATCAGTCATAATAGCATCCAATAAGAGTTTTTGATATTTTGGATACTGTTTATAAAAGTAAGAGTCAGAGTAGGATTTTAATTCCTTCATGAGTTTTGTTTCCTCCTATCAGATATTTTTAAGTAGTTATTTTAATGTCCCTGCAGTAAATAAGCCCATTCTGTATATGATAAAATACGAGGTCTTAGACTTGTTATTAAGTGATAAAGAAAGGGGTAAAATTAATGCAATTACAAGATATTTTAGATCTTCATGTGGAAATGAATTCCAGTGATAGATACACATATAATGGTAAGAATGTACCTAGAGTTACTGAGGTACTTTCTAAAATGATTAGTGAAGAGAAGTTAATGAGTTGGGCTAATAGCCTTGGATTTAAACATCAACGATATAGAGATGTATTAAATAAAGCAGCAATATTTGGAACTAAAATTCATTATGGAATAGAATGTTTTTTAAAAGGTCAAGAGGTTCCAGAAGATACTCCATCAATCTGTTTTAAAGCTTTTCAAGAATGGTGGAAAGTAATAAAAGAAACAGAATACGAAATCATTGGTCAGGAACAAAAACTAGTTTGTGAATGGTATGGTGGAACATATGATTGTCTTATGAAGATAAATGGAAAGATATATCTTATAGATTTTAAGACTTCCAATCATGTAACCTATAAATACTATTTACAATTAGCAGCATATTCTAAAGTTCTTAGAGAAAAAGAAAATATCAATATAGATGGTGTCATCATTCTTCAATTAAATAAGTATCAACCAAAATACAAAGAATATATTTTAGATCTATCTATACCAGATCATAAAGAATATTTTGATTTATGTGAAAGAACTTTTATTTCTATTCTTTATAGCTATTATCATATTCATTATCTTGAGGAGAATTTTAATGATCTTGCCAAGAAACTTCATCAGTTCCAACCACAAAGTGCATGATAAATATGATCCATTAAATATCTTCGAAGACTTTACAAGATATATTAATGAATTTAATAGAACTGATGGTAATAAAGTTGTTAGATATATAAGGAAATGGATTATAAGATATATAAGATTTCCTTTATTAAGTAATAGAATATCTAAGGGATCTAGAAAGATTCTAAAGGAATCTTTTAAACATCCCGAAACTTTAGTATATCATGTATTACGATATTCTGTATTCTTATTATATTTCACCATCTTATTTCAAGTAGACTTAGAAGATCTTCTTAAAACTATATTCGAAAATAATAGAGACAGCTGTGATATTATATTTGAATATAATGATACTAGAGAGAATGCTTTCCAACGTATAAATAAAATTATTATAATCAATTACAATCTAAATAGTTTGTATCTTCCAAATAATGAAAGGTTTATAAAGACTAAACTTAGATTGGATTTAGATGAACACTTTTATACTATAGAAGAGACCATTTACAAATGCTCTACTAGATTAGAAACATCTGTTGCTGAAGTTGAATCTTTTAGAAGATTCCAGATAAATGAAAAGGGAATGATAATCAATCCTAACTATATCTTTAGCAATAACCTTAAAGCCGAGGAATACAGTAAATATTCTATTATGGCTGTTAATATTATGGGAATTTTAGATATCATTTTAAGATCAGTCTTAAATGTCGGAGTTACCAAACAAGTTGTAGATGATACTAGAGCATAAACTTGCTCTAGTATTATTCTTAACTTAAATTTTGGTCACATACTATAATAAGGTAAGGAGTGATTAAAGAAAACAATGAAACAAGTAGTAAGTTTTGATAATATAAAAGATACTTTTGTTGAAGCTCATATATCAGATTTGCACTTTGGTACTATAGAGCCTTTAACTGAATATAAAATCTTAAATGAACAATTTTTAAACTATCTTGAAATGATGAATGTGTTAGATATAGTATCTGTTAATGGGGATATATTTGATCATAAGTTTATGGCAAACTCTGATGCTGTAGTATATGCAATCTCATTTGTACAAAGATTAGTTGATATATGTAAAAGAAAAAATGCAACCTTGATACTCATAAACGGTACTGGATCTCATGATGCTGATCAGCTCAAGATCTTTGTGCCATTTATGAATCAAGGTTGTGATCTAAGGATTGTAACCCAAACCCAATTTTTATTTATCAAAGGTAAGAAGATTCTATGTATTCCAGAGATGTATAACATGGGTGAGCCATATTACAACCAATTTTTAATCAATTCTGGATTATATGATGCTTGTTATATGCATGGTACTTTTAAAGGTGCTATCTTTGGTAAGAATAAAAGAGACCTAGCATCTAATAGGGAGCCAGTATTTGATATAGAAGACTTTGGTAATTGTAAAGGTCCTATTATATCAGGACATGTTCATGTTCATGGTGTATACAGTAATGACTTTTATTACTGTGGATCTCCTATAAGATACAAATTTGGTGAGGAAGAAGAAAAGGGGTTCATCATTCTTCTACACAATATCAAAGAAAGAAAATATATGGTTCATTTTGAACCTATTAAGTCTTTCCGATATGATACTATTAATCTTGATGAAATGATTAATCAAGATCCTAGGATTATAATTGATTATATCAAAGCATTATTGAATGAGGGTATAGATCATCTTAGAATCCTTATTACAAAGAATAATCCTAGAACTATAGAGTTGCTTAAAAATTTCTATAGAAGTAAGGCTAATGTAAAAATCGAAACTAACTTTGAGCAACAGAAGATACAAAAAGAGTTGCATAGTATGAATCAGAAATATCAAAAGTATGATTATCTATTTGATAACAATCTATCTCCTGAACAAAAGTTGGTACAATATATGAACCAAGAAGAGGGAAATGATTTTTGGAGCGTTGAAAAGTTTGCTGACTTCATGTCTTATATTGAAAAACTTTAACCTCGAAAACATTATAATACTACTCGAACGAAAAATATAAAAACTATAAATGGGAGTTTCTAGTATGACAGACTTTGACAAGAGAAAATCAAAATATCAGCCAACGAATACAAAAACTGCTAGAAAGGCTCCTCAAGCTTCTGGCATCACAGAGTATATGCTGAATTCGTTTTGCCGATATGCTCTCTCTATGAATGACAACATCCGTAAGCACGGATTAACTATGCTAAATAGTTTAATCATCAGGATCAATCCTGAAGATTTTATAAAGAATCAAAACTGTGCTATTAAGTTAAGATTCTTAAAAGCAATTCTAGAAAATAGAATGAATGGATTGAATGATAGAGAAATGATTCTATCTAATATCAATCTTACTATGGATATAACTAATTTAGAAAAGGATCAATCTTTGACTAGAGAACTTTCTAATGATGAGGTTATATCTATTGAGGGTAATATTTCTATGCTATTAACTAATAACGAAGTTGATGAGCATATTAATGTATTACTCGATGCTATCACTAAGTATCAAAATGCAGATTTTAGAGAAAAGAATCAAACCATTGATTATTTGAAATCTAGAATTAGTGATATTCAAACTGTATTTAGACGTAATGAGGTAAATAAAGATTCATCTGATACATTATTCAGATTATCTCAGTTAGAAACAACTGTTCCAGATATTCATAAATATGTAACTAGTCCATCATATAAACTGGTTACTGGAATGCAGGGATTTAATGCTATGCTTGGTGGAGGTTTCCAAAAAGAACGTGTATATTCATTCTTTGGTGCATCAGGTTCTGGTAAGACAACGACTCTAGAGAATATAATGTATCAGCTATGGAAATATAACCAAGATTTCATAACTCAAGATAAATCTAAGAAACCTTGTATTATATTATTAACAATGGAAAACTTAGTTGTAGAAACAGTTTGTTCATTATATCATATTATGACCAAAGGTAAATCTATGGAAGCATGTGCTACTGCTGAAGATGCAATAGCACAATTCAAAGCATGTCAATTTGAATTTGATCCAGAAAATAAAAGAGCTGTAGAGTTATTTATCAAATATAAACCTGTAAATTCTGTAGACACTTCATATATGTATAAGATAGTAGAAGACTTAGAAGATGAGGGTTTTGAAACTATAGCATTCTTACAAGACTATATGATGCGTATCAAACCATCTGAAAGAACAAAAGACGTTTATCAGGATCTTGGTACAGTAGTAAATGACTTTAAAACATTTGCAATCTCTAAGAAGATCCCAGTAATAACTGCATCACAGCTTAATCGTGAAGCGATGAAGATTATTGATGAGGGAAGAAATGCTAATAAGCTAGATTCTATTAAGAAATTAGGCCGTGCAAATATCGGTGAATCTATTAAGATAGATACAAACCTTGATGGTACATTTATCATTGTTCCAGAATATGATAAAGAGGGTAATAGATATCTTGGTATTAAGATGACTAAGCATAGATATAAACTTCCTCCTACTCATAGATTAGATTCTATATTCCAACCATTCTATCCAAAATCTGTAGCATTGGTAGAGGATTTATTCGAACCAAAAGCGGTATATAGAGAGTCTCTAATAAATAATGATATTGAAGAGGTAACTTCTAAATTTGGTACAACAGAGCATGTTTCTATAAATAATCCTGCTAAAAGATTAGAGGCTTTAAATAAGTCTGTTGATATGACAGCTGGAACAGGATTGGTAAAAACTCCTAAGAGAGACAATAGTGTATCAATTCCTACTGAAACAATGGTAGAAAGACCTCAAACAAAAATGGAGGATACAAAGCTTATAGAGATGACTCCTAAGTTCTCATTAGATAGTGAAGATTCTTCTCCATTTGCTAAGAATAAAAAGAAAGAGGTCATACTATTAGTACCACCTCCACATCTTAACAAACAAACACATTAAAGTGGTGGTATGGGAATATTCCCATACCACTGTTTTTTGTTTAAGATGAAGATGTACTAGAAGAACCAATAGATGCTGTAGAAGAATAAGATTTAGATATAAACTTATTCACAGGTGTAATGATCTTATCTTTGGCATGTTTTTGATTATAAGTATTCATAGCCATAGATTCTTTATTATAAATAATAGATAAAGCTTTAGACAAAGCAGCTTTAGGTAATAGGTACAATGTTTTATTTGGGATAGTAAATTCATGAGTACTACAAATATTATTTAGACGTAAGATAATATAGAATAACTTTGTAGAGCCATAAATCTTATATGCCAGCATTTTTGGATTGTATTTATATTTATTAACTTCTTGAGAAGATAATTCTATTAAGATGGATTGTTCTTTAAGATCTGTTAGATAATCATCTAACAAATTCTTTACTACAAACTCAAATCCATCTCTAGTTTCATAATAAGAAATAGATTTATAATCTGAATTATCACTAGCAGCATTACCAGCATCAATAAACTCTTTAAGAGTATGAGTTTCAGTAATACTTAAACTAGCACTATTATAATATATAGCCATTGGTTATTGCTCCATTCCAATAATTTGAGGTTTAGTAATATCACCGCTTAAAAAGGTGACGATAAATCTAGTACCTACTGGGATATATTTCTTTGGATAAGTTCTTGTAACTTCTCTTGGAAGAGCTAATTTAACTACTGCTGTTCTTTTTACTTCACCAAATTCTAATCCAGCTGTTTCTTTATTCATAAGATTAGGAATAGATACTTGATTTCTATATAAAGCCCGGCTATTATTTTGCATACCTCCAGTCATTTGGAGTTTGAATAATTGCTCACCAGGATGGAATTTATTCACATAATCATCTAAAAGAATAGCAATCTCAGTATTAGAGTTTACGTTATGAGTACTCATATTATTATCACCTCTTTCATTATTAGTGTGTCGAAATATAAAATATAAAAATGATATTGATAAATTAGTAATAGATATATTTAAAAGAAAGGAAAATTATTATGGCAAAGAAAAAAGTTAACGTATTAGGTGGAGATATTGCATCTTTAACAGATTTTAGATCATCTACTTGTACTAATCCAGAATTATCTGAGAGATTTATTAAAGATGTGATGAGAATTACTGGTCTTGAAGAAGATCATGAGGGTTATATCGTAGATACAGAAGAGGATTTTGAAAATCCAGATTATATTGTTGTGAGAGGAAAGTTCTTACGTCATACTAATAGAGGTATTCTTCATAAGAAAGATTTGATCTTCGATCCATACAATAATCCTATTATTATGGATGAACTATTAAAACAATATTTACAAAAATCTCATCCAGAGATTGTATCTGCACAAATTATGTCTGCCAAGCCTAATCAAGCTCCAAAAGTAGATACTTATGGATATATGACGTTATTATATTCTAATGGAGCAAAGATTCAAACTGATATGCATTATAAAGATTCTACTAAATATCTTGAAGCATATATGAGATTGGAAGCAATGACTAATAGTTTAGTAAGAGAAACTCTTGCTATATATGATGCTTATGAGAAAGAATATTTTGAAGCTCTTGAAAATGAAAAGGTTAAAAAATGAGAATAGATTTTGAATTAACTGATGAGCAACAAGCATTAATAAAGGCTGCTGTTCATTGGTATAAACATGAATCAGAATTAGTATTCCAATATAGTGCTCCTGCAGGTGCTGGTAAATCTACTGTAATGCATTGTATTATAGACCAATTAGGACTAAGACCAGAGCAAGTAGCTCCTATGGCATACGTTGGATCTGCGGCTATTGTTATGCGACTTAATGGATTTTCAAATGCATCTACAGCTCATTCTTGGTTATATAAATTAGAAGTTAAGACAGAGAAAGATGGAGTTATGGGGAAAGAATATACTACTAAGAGATTCGTATATTCCCCATTAGATCCTAATGAAATCAAACTTATATGTGTCGATGAAGCTTCTACAATACCTCTAAAGATGAGACAAGAGATGGAAACTAATGGTATTAAGATATTAGCTTGTGGCGATCTTAATCAGTTACCTCCAGTAGCAGACAAACCTGGTTTCCTTTATACTGGAAAGGTATTCAGATTGTCTAAAATCATGAGACAAGCTAAACATTCTGCTATAGTAGAAATATCCAATATGCTTATAAAGGGTATACAACCTAGAATAGGTAACTATGGGGACGTAATGGTTATATCTAAAGATGATCTTAATGATGATATGATCAAAGCATATAAGACAATTATCTGTGGTACCAACAAGACTAGGGACCAATTCAATGGATATGTAAGACGTAATATCTTGAATACTTCAAGCCCAGTTCCTATGATAGGAGAAAAGGTAATATGTAGACAGAATAACTGGAGAGTTGGAATAGATGGTATTAATCTAGCTAATGGTCTAGCTGGCACAGTTACTAATTATCCGTCTATTACTGGTTATGAAGCTAAGAGTTTTATGATGGACTTTGTTCCAGATCTATTTCCAGATATTAAATTTGAAAAATTAAAATGCGATTTTAAATACTTTATATCTGATTATAGAACAAGACGTGAAATGAAGTCTATGATGAATAATAAATTCAGTTCTAAATTAGAAAAGTTTGAATTTGGATATGCAATCACTACTCATATATCTCAGGGGTCTCAATACTTTACTGGAATATACTTAGAAGAACATCTCCACAGAGATATACAGCGAAATTTGAACTACACTGGTATTACAAGATTTAGGAATTCTTGCGTATATGTATTACCTGTTAGACGTATGATGATTCCTGTAAGAAAGTCTGTTGTCTCTTTAAATGGTCGATCTATACTATAAAGTAATATAAAGAAGAGGGTCGTAATAGCCCTCTTTTTTTGTTTTAAACTACACTTCAAATGTATACTATAATAGTGTAGTGTAGTTCTAATTTAACCATATAAGGAGGAATCTAGATGCCAATATTTAGAGAACGGAAACAAATAGTACAGCTATTCGACCCCACTACTAGAGAAGAAGTAATTATTGATGATAAGCCATATTTGTTATTATTTGTACTTGCTGGTAATGATACTACAGATGAAGGTGAATGGATAGCTCTCAGAGGTAGAGAAACTGTATTCCAATATCTTCTACAATCATTCATGAATTATGACTGCTTAAATAGTTATGTCATGAGTGGTAATCTCGGATTAGGTCGTGAAGTGTCCATCTATTCTTTTTTGCGTATGCTAATTGAAAAACATTTTCCTGATCAAGGATTAACCGTTGAAGAATTAGATGAATATGTAATGGATTATGCTAATCAAGATAAGGATTCTAATTTAATGGAACCTGGTGATCTACAGCTTCATTATTATAAAGAGATGAACTCGCCAACTAAATAGTACTCATTAAAATTATTAAGTATTAGAAAGTAGGTGAAATTAAATGAGAGAAATCAAACCACAGTTTGTAAATAAGAAAACAGATAAAAGTATGTTTTTGGATAAGATGTATGGTGGTAATCGAAATGAGATTATTACAATGGATCATATTAGAAGAAACATCAAATTCTTATTCAGAGATATTGCTAGAGGGTCTGTAACAAATCCAAAGTTTGAAGAAGCGTTAAAATCAGATACAAGAATATTACAATATGCATTAGATATGCTTGCATTTGATATTAGAAAAGCAAATGTTATCTTAATAGCATTAAATGATAGCTGTCCAGGCCTTTATACTAAAATAGGGGATAATGGGTTGATAAATGAAGTTATTAATGAAACTAATGCTAAAATGATCATGTATCAAATTATGTATAATGGCATTTCGGCTTATATTCAAACAGGTGATTTTATTCAACTTAGAAGCGTAGGGATGACGTTAAACAATCAATTCAATAGAAAGTACCAATCGGTATTCTTCTAATGATAAATGGCTATCGCTCGATATTTCATAGAACTACACTATCAAAGCATTCTATAAGAAGAATGAGACAGAGAGCGAACCTTCGAAATAAGAAAGGTCGTAATAGATTCGCAAAGAATATAATCCGATACGGATTATGTCTTTACGATATCCCACGTCATCCTAGATTTACGTCTTTTTTCTACTATATGAAGCATATGTGTAAAAAAGCTAACAATAAGAGCCCATTATGTAAGGTATATTTATATAAGAACTATATAGTTCCTATATCAATAGATGGAGTGATTATTACTTGTTTTGAAGTCAAAGAAGATTTCAAACAAATGTTTGATGAAATAGTAGAGTACAAGAACAAACTAAGAGATCCTAAAACTAATATAACGGAAAATATTCTTCAAGGTTTCGTATCACTTAATTAGGTTTACATTCAAATAAACCTAATTTTTAGAAAGCGAGGTATTCAATCTTGGAAACAGTTGACGTTGTAAAATTAAGAACTCTTTGTGAAAAAGCTGAGACTGAAGTAAGACGCGGCGATGGTTCTGTTGAAAAAATGAAATTCCCTACTCATGTCGTATGCGATAACAGTTTGAATGTAATAGATTATCATAATGGAAATGTAATTTGGAATGATGCTGAAGGTTATTTCGTATATTTCCTAGTAATGAATCCTAGTACTATTCATAACTCCCCATCTGCTGGTATGAGTTTTGGTGCTAAGTCTATGGTTCCAGCTGCTATGATCTGTATTGATTATGGCGAAATTCAAAATATTCGTTGTGAATTGAATGAGGAAGCATTTGAAGCGGTTGCTGCTGCTTTAAATATGACTCAAGATCAAATTGATTACAATAAACATCGTCTATTTGAACAAACAAATGCAGATATTGCTATTCAAAGAAAACGTATGTACGCTTATTCCAATCAAGCTCATAAAAACAGCCCTGATGGAAAACGCAACTTTACTGATTTGGAAGAATATGATAAAACAGTTCATCCAGTTTCATACTAATAAAAAATTAGTATGAGTATAACACTTTTATAAACAAATGTAATTTAGTTGCATCTGAAAATACCATTCTAAATAAATTTTCGGTTGTAAACTATAATAATGATACCAATTTGATATACCTCGTTATGAGGTATATCATCTGGGTATCGCTTTTTCCATTTTTATCCTAGGAGGGAAAAACTTATGTACAATTTTAACAATGGCTATGGCCAACAATTCAATGGAATGACTTATGGTAACAATGCTCCTCAAAACCCAACAATGTCTCAATTGTTGAGTCCTGAAGAAATGTCTGAGATCCAAAAAGCACCTCAAGCATTCCAAACAAAACTCACTCGCGATGAGTATCTTCGTGCACTTTGCACACACAAAGATCAAAACGGTAATATTAAATTAGAAAAATTGGCAGACGGCCGTTATCACTGCCCAATTTGTAATTCTGATTTCAATCTTATTGATTTGAACTCTGCAAAAGGTGATATTGAACAAATCTGCTTGAACATGAATGATTTATATCAATCCATCAAAACATACTTACCTAATCCAACTAGCAGCATGCGCGATATCTACATGATGATTGCATTCTTCAACAAAATCCCACAATTATGGGGTATTGCTAAAAATGCATTTGAAAAGATCACAAATGTTAATGGCGTATTACAACCAGCAGATGAAACTAACGCATTCCAAATCTTGGGTAACATCTTTAACCAACCTGGTTTCGGTGGTTTATACCCTAACAACTTCCAAGCTGGCATCGGCAATCCTGCTATGATGTATAATGCTGCTCCAACAGCTCCTGTATATGGTGGTCAACAACAATTCCAACAACCAGGTGCTATGCAAGCTCCAGCACAACCAATGCCTCAATTCCCTAGTCCAAACCCAATTGGTACTGTAGAGGCTCCTCAAGATTTCACTGCTAATGCGGCTCAACCAACTTATGCAGTAAATCCTAACGTAGCAGCTGCTCCAGCCGCTAACCCTAATGTAGCTCCTGTTCCTACTCCAGACGTAGTAGAACAACCAGCTGCTCAACCACAAGCTTAATATTAAGAGCTTAATATTTTTTAATCTGATATAGGATTTCATCATCTATTACAATACATACAAAGTTCACACTATTCCAAATCCTATATCAGATATTTCTTTCTAACACAACAAACTCTAATATTGATTGCTAATCACACTATGAAGCGAAGATGGTTAACTCCATCTTCGCTTTATTTTTTTTATTTTAAAATATAAAATAATTATATACTATAATAGTGAGAATATTTAATATCTCCATAAAGAGTATTCTCATAATGTATTTAAATTTTTTGAAAGGAGAGATTATTATGGGATTCTATAATAGGGTCATCGAACTATTTACTGGAGAAGAGGAAGAAGAGACTACTTATTTACCTTATGTTGAAGAAAGAAACATTGGTGAGATCAAAAAGACTCCAGAATTTGCTGTCGATAAACTAGTCGAGGATCCAGAATTCTTGAAAGTAGTTGAAGAGTTATTTAGTACTCCATCTTTTATGGTTAAACTATCTTTAGAAGGTAAGAGTGGGTTAGTTATCGAAATTCCAGTAGAAAACTTCTTTAGAGGCAAAAATTTTAAAGACGAGTCTGCTATTAAAATTAGTAGAGTCGGGATGTCTTTTGTTACCATGAGAACTGAACATCAAGAAACAAACGACGATGGGAGTACAATCGAAACCAAAAAGAAGATTGAAGAGATTCAATACGATTTCAAAGGATTACAGAACGATTATCCTAAAGAGGTTGATGGAGATACGTTTAGTTTGTTTGTTCCGTATGCTAAAATGGCATACTTCGTAGAAATGCTGATTGATAGCAAAATTATCAATATTAATGCTATTCGAGTAACAACTTCAGAACCATTGGAATGCGGATCTTATAATTTCAATAAGGAGAATGAATAATGAGTGAAAATGGTAATACTAAAAATGTAAAACTTAATCAACAAAAGCGTCAAGCTGTTGAAGAGGCTATGCCAATGGTTGATGAATCTCAACCAAAGCTATGTCCACAAACTGACTTAGCAGCAACAGAATTATTTAATGTGACTAACGACTTAGTTAAGTCTCTTGCAAAAACAGCTGCAGAAGAATTAGAATTACGTTCTGAATTGAAGCAGCTATTGTCTCGTTATTTACGAGATAATGATTATGGTAGATATAGATATGAAATCGGGGAATTCGTTGCAAGACGAATTCAGTAATATCTATTATATATAATAATATTTTTATATTCACTAAATTAATTATGTAAGGGGTTTAAAGAATGAAAAAAACAACACTTTTAGCAGCTGCTATTTTTGCAGCATTATCTGTAAATGCATATGCTACAGAAACTATAACTACATTGGCAAATAACCATACAGTTGAATCTGGTTATAACTTGGTATCTGGTCCTGGTAATAATAAAGTCGTTACAGATCCAGCAACAAAACAAAGAACTGTAAACAATGCTATTTTGGGTGGCTGGTCTAAGTATCAAGGGGAAAATATTTATAACTATTTCTCTGGTACTGAAATCGCTACAGAAGGACGAAATGTTGAAAACATTGCTATTGGCGATGCAGTAAAAGTTAAAAATGCAAGTTATAGTATTATAATTGGTAATCATATTACCAATGAAAATGATGAAGCATCTATCAAAAAATATGGTGATCGTGCTACAATGATTAAAGGGGATCGTGTTACGGTAAAAAATTCCCCATATGCCACAGTATTGGGTCAAGATACTACTGTAACGAATTCCTATGGAGCCTTTGTTCATGGTAAAGGTGCCGTTGCTGAAAATGCTACTTGGTCTGTTGTTATGGGTCAAGGTGCATCTGCTAAATTAGCAGTACCTCAAAAAGGTGCATCTGTAGTCATTGGTCAAGGTGCTAATACTAATAGTAACTTCACAATTGCTATAGGTGCAGTTGCATCTGCTAAAAACTATGCGGCTACAGCTATCGGTGGTGCTTCTGAAGCTACTGGAAAATATTCCTTGGCTATGGCTCAAGGTACGGCTAATGGTGAAGGCGCTCTATCTATTGGTATGAACTCTATAGCCGATAAAAATGCTTCTGTATCTCTAGGCGTCAATGCTAAATCTATGTCTGATCGTGCAGTTGCTATTGGTTATGGTACCACTGCTAAAACTAATGAATCCGTTGCTATTGGTACTAATGCAAACGCATTAGCTGCTGATACTTTAGCATTTGGTAATAATACTATTTCTGACGTTCAGAATGGGGTATCTATTGGTGCAAATAGTACTACAACAGCTGGTACTAATGTCGACGGAATTACAATCAATGGTGCCGAACATAAATTTGCTGGTGGTACAGCAGATAGTGTTGTATCTTTTGGTACTAATGGCCGTGATGGTGGTAAAGGTGTAACTAATTACAATAGACAACTGCAAAATGTTGCAGCAGGTCGTATTGACGCTAATTCCACAGATGCTGTCAATGGCTCCCAATTGAATGCAGTGATCAATTCATTAAACTTCACTACAGTTGTTGATGGCGATAATACTACAGTAGCCGAATCTGTTAATATTAATGGTGGTAAAGAATTTAAGGTCAATGTAAATAAAGATCTAAACTTAACCAAAGATGGTTCTGTTACAATTGGTGATACTAAAATCAATAATGGCAATGTCACTGTTGGTGATAAGAATGGTATTCACACTGTAATGACCACAAATCAATTAGGCGTTAATGGACGAGATGGCTCAGTTTCTATGGTAGAGGCAAAAGGTCTTACTGCTGAAGCAAATGGACGCCATGTAGAATTTACTACAGACGGGATTAATGCTGGCAAACAAATCATTTCTAACGTAGCTGATGGTATTAAAGATAGTGATGCAGCAACAGTAGGTCAATTAAAAGATATGAATAACGCCATCGCTAATGCTGGTAATAATATGCTAAATCGGGCTAATAGTTATACCGATACACAAGTAGCTAAAGTTGGCGCTTCTGCATCTGCACTAGCGGCTTTGCATCCATTAGATTACAACCCAGATCACAAAACTGATATCATGGGTGGCGTTGGTCATTATAAAGGTAAAACAGCTGTAGCTCTTGGTGTTGCTCATCGTCCTAATGAAAACACAATGGTTACATTTGGTACTACTATTAATGGCAAAGATACCATGCTAAATGCTGGTGTATCTTATAAAGTAGGTGCTAAAGATTCCACTTATAAGAGCCCAATTCAAATGGCAAAAGAAATTGATGAATTAAAAGCTCTTGTAGATCAATTGGTTAAGGACAATAAAGAACTTAGTGAATCTTTACAAAATAAATAATTATATTTATAGAGCCTCTTAATTGAGGCTCTTTTAAATTAAGGAGTGTAAACAATGAAAACAAATAAAATCTTATTAACAACTGCAATTATTGCATCTTTAGGCAGCGCATCTATGGCGACTACTATTAATTCTGATGGCGTTCAAGCATTAGGAGATTCAAATAAAATCAAGTATCTTACTAATACTAACATAGTAGGAAGTTCTAACGAAGTTTCTGGTAAAGATAATGTTGTGATAGGAAACTCTAATAAAGTTGCTGGTTATTCAGCTATTGCTATTGGAAATAATATACATTCTGAAGCACAAGGTTATAATTCTGGCTCAACGTCTTTGTGGTCAAAAGGTAGAGGATCCATTACTATTGGCGATCACACTCAAACGACTCTTGAAGCGAATACCGTAATTGGACATCTTGCTCAATCTTGGGGTAAGGCTTCTGTAGCCATCGGTGCTTATAGTATAGCATTTGATGATGTGCACAAAGTTGATAGTAAATATGCCGGTGTGAAAACAAATCAAGGTGTATTTAGTATTGGTAGTAGTTATCCTACATTTTATGATAAAGGAACTACACCTCCAGATGAATTTAAAGTATTTACACGCCAACTACAAAACGTAGGTGCTGGTGAAATTTCTGCTACATCTACTGATGCAGTAAATGGTTCTCAATTATATGACGTTCTACAAGAAGCCAAGAACCATACTGTTGTAGTATCTGGAGACGATAATATTGTAGTAGATTCTGATGGATATGGTACTTATACTGTATCTACAAATAAAAACCTTAAAGCCGAAACTTTATCTCTAAATGATGGGAATAATGAATCCCGTTATAGTACTGAAGGAATTTCTATGGTACATCGTGGTGATGGCTCAGAACCTGAGTATAAAACTACATACAACTACAATGGTATTCGAATTGCTACTAATGATGGTAATGCATCACCTATCGATGAAGTTACATTGACTGACAAAGGTTTAAATAATGGTGGTCATAAGATTACCAATGTTGATCGTGGTACTAACGATACCGATGCAGTGAATGTTTCTCAGCTTAAAGAAACTAACAGTAAAGTTGATGGTAATAAAAAAGCTATAGATAATCACGAAGGTCGAATTAGAGCTAATGAAAATAATATTAAAGATTTAGAAAATAAAATCACTGATGCTGGTCAAAATGCATTAAATCGTGCGAATAGTTATACCGATATGCAAGTAAACAAAGGTGTAGCTAAAGCATCTGCATTAGCAGGTTTGAAATTCTTAGACTACAACCCTAAAGACAAATGGTCCTTTGCAGCATCTGTTGGTCATTATAGAAATGCCAATGCAGTTGCAGTAGGTGCTGCATATCAACCAAACGATAATACTATGATCCATGGTGGTATTACTTTAGACGGTAAAGCTGCTTACAACTTGGGTGTAAGCTTCAAAACTGGTGGTGAAAAATACGTAAACAAATACGTATTACAAGATCAAGTAAAACAACTTCAATCTGACAATGCTGAATTGCGTCAAGAATTGAAAGAGTTGCGTGCTATGATCGAAAAAAATAAATAATTTAAATTATATTTATAGAGCCTCTTAATTGAGGCTCTTTTAAACAAGTAGGATGCTATAAACAATGAAAACAAATAAAATCTTATTAACAACTGCAATTATTACATCTTTAGGCACAACTGCTTTTGCAGCAGATACTACAGTTGGTACTGGCAATGGTATTGCATACGGCACTGCAACAGAAACATCTACTTCAACTTCCATTGCTATTGGTAATACTGTAAAATCTTCTGGCCAAGATTCAATTGGTATTTGGTTATGATGTAACTGTTGATGGCTTCAATTCTATCGCTATTGGATCTAGTCGAAACAAACCAGGAGTTGAAGATAATCCTCAAAAAACTATAGTAACTGGAACTAAAAATATAGGTATAGGTCATAAAGTTGAAATTTCGAATGGTTACGAATCTGTAGCTATTGGGAGTGATGCTCGTGTATATAATATTGATAAGAACGATATATACAAAGATACTTCATATTCAACAGTTATTGGTTCTTCGGCTAGCTCTACTGGTGCTGAGGGAACTGCATATGGTAGAAAATCTACAGCAAATGGAAACAAAGCTACAGCATTAGGTTCTTGGGCTCGAGCAAATGGAGAAAATTCTGCTGCTATTGCCTATGAGGCTAAAGCGAATGGTGAAGATTCAATTGCAGTAGGTAACAACTCTGAAGCAAATGGCAGATATTCTACAGCAATAGGGAGATATGCAATAGCTGATGGAGAATATTCTATGACTATTGGAAGTGATAGCCATGCAAACAATACTAATAGTATTGCAATTGGTAATTTTGCTATAGCAAATGGAGAAAATAATATTGCACTAGGATATAATTCTAGCAGTACAGATGTTGTAAAAACTTCCCATGCTTCAATCAATGGTCATGATTATAAGTTTGCTGGCAGTGATCCTATTGGTACATTAAGTATCGGTGGTACTATTGAAGTACCTGTATTAGATGCTAATGGTGAGCCTATAATGAATGAAGATTATACTGCTTATCTAAAAACTACTAAAGAATTACAACGCACAATTACTAATGTTGCTGCAGGTAGAATTAGTGAAGAATCTACAGATGCAATTAATGGCTCTCAATTACATGCAGTAATTAAAGCTGTAAATGAAGTAGCTGCTAATGATAAAGATACAATTACTACAGTTGTGGCTGGTGCTAATACTGCTGTAACTAATGATGGTAATCACAATTACACAGTTTCTGTTAATAAAGATCTTAATAATATGAACTCTGTGAACCTAAATGATACTAGTGGTACTAAACGTGCTCGTCTTGATGCTGATAAAGCTCACTTCTTTAATGATACTACAAGCACTAATACAGCAGTAACTGCTAATGGTGTTGCTATTGAAAATACTAATAATTTGGACCAAGCAAATTATGGTATTAATGGCATGACTGCAAGCGGTCCTAATGCTACAGTAAGATTTACTACAGATGGTATTACAGCTGGTAATCAAATCATTAACGGTGTTAAAGCTGGTGTAGCTGATACTGATGCCGTAAATGTTAAACAACTTAAAGAATATGTTTCTAATAATAGCACTATTGTTAAAGCTGGCGATAATATCGAAGTAAAAGCTGATGGTAATGCTTACACAGTTTCTACAACTAAGGATTTAACAGGTCTTAACTCTATTAATCTAAATGATGGAAATAACGAAACTAACTTCAACACCAAAGGCATTGAAATGACTTATCGTGGTGATGGTGCTAATGGTTTAGAATACCATACTACTTATAACTACAATGGGTTAACTATTAAAACTAATGATGGGGATGCAAATCCTGTATCTGAAGTTTCCTTAACTGACAAAGGTCTAAATAATGGCGGTAACCGTATTACTAACGTTGGTAAAGGTATAGATGGTAGTGATGGTGTTAACGTAAAACAATTGAAAGATGAATTGGCTAAGAATCGTGCTGTAGAATCTGTTATCACTGATAACCAAATTGATAACATTGCAGCTGTTAGAGTTACAAATGGTAAGTCTACTGGCGAAGCTAATGCTCAATACGGGGTATATGTAAGCAAAAACACTGTAACTGATATCGCTAAAGCATCTAATCAATTCAAAGGTGACAGCGTAATCAAAGTAGAACGCACAACTGGTGCTAATCATACTGCTGATACTACAACATTCAAATTTGATGGTAATGAAGCTTCTAAAGCAATTCCTATCTCTTATAAAGCAAATGGTGGCGCTGTTAATAAAGTAACTGCTGAAAAAGGCTTTGACTTTGTAGATGGCAATCATATTAAAGCTTCTACTGATACAAATGGTGTAGTACGTTTCGATTTAGATCAAGAAATTCCTAAACAAATTGAACGTAATACAAACAATATTGAAAAGATTACTAATCGTTACGATGCTTTGACAACTAAAGTTGCTAAGAATTATAAAACTGCTGAACGTGGTATTGCAGGTACTGCTGCATTACATCCATTGGACTTCGATCCTGATCATAAATTAGATGTAATGGCTGGTTATGGTCATTTCCATGGTTCTAACTCTGTAGCATTGGGTGCTGCTTATCGTCCTAACGAAGACTTAATGTTCACAGTTGGTTCTACTGTTGGTAATGGTGATACAGTTGTTAATGCTGGTGTATCTTATAAAGTTGGTGCTAAATCTGGCGTTTCCCGTTCTAAAGTAGCCGTAGCAAAAGACGTTGCAGATATGAAACGTGAAATGGAAGCAATGAAAGCACAAAATGCGAAAATTACTGCGATCCTAAATGCAGTACTTGGTGCTGATTTACCACAAGATCAAAATACAGTATTCCCAGATGTTCCAGAAAATCATTGGGCATTTGAAGCTGTAGATGACTTGGCTAAACGTGGTTTGATCATTGGTTATGAAGATGGTATGTTCAAGGGTGATCGTGTATTGACACGCTATGAATTTGCTGAAGTAGTACATCGCGCAATCCAACGTGCTAAAGAAATCAACGCTCCTATCGATGGTCGTTTGGTTGATGAATTCAAACCAGAACTTCTTCGTTTCGAAGTTGAACAAAATGGCAAACTTGAAAGAGTTCATACATTGAAATCTAATAAAGATATCAAACGTGACTCCTATGGTAGCATTGTAAAATAATCTAAATAAAATTTCAGGTATGGGAGAAATCCCATACCTGATTATTTTTTTAAAAGGAGAAATATTATGAGTATGACAAGATTGGAAGAATTGAAATTTATTAATTCTTATATGGAGATTATTAATTTCAACATCAGAGCTATATCTGATATAATTACTACAAAATCTATTGAGCTTGATATGGAATTACCATACAGAGGAACATATCCAGAATTCGATGTTAGTTTTGGGACTAGTAAAAAGGTGCATTTTGTTTCTGATGGTGGTATTGAAGCTAGATTTAAGAAAAGCACAGAAGATTATTTTAAACCTATTAATCCGATCAATATGATTATGTATAAAACTGGTGCTACAGTTTTTCTTAAAGATCTTGAATTAAATCTTTTAGATGAATGTATAAGATGTGGTGCTACAGATGTATTAAATGATTTTGGTAGATTTTTAAATATTACTATAAATACTTGGAAAGATGCAGCGTTTAAACTAGATAAATTAAGTGATCAAGAGTATGATCATATTTGTCTATTACTTAATATGAACGCTGCAAGTATTAGTAGTTCTATTATGATGCTAGAAAAACTTTTAGAAAGTAAAGATTAGTTTATTTTAAATGGGGGTATATTATGATAGCAGAAGATTTTGAATTTGTCCAACAAAGCGAAACAGAATATATCGAAGTCCTATATATGTGGAATATAGGAGGTATCGAAGTTAAAGGTTATAATATCAATGATAAAATAGTTGAAGTATATTTTGAGTATGATGGGGTAAAATTCTTAATAAGATCTCAAAAACGACCTACATACAGCGAACGATTCTTAGATGTAATTAGAGCTTTATTGATTGGTAATTATTCTAATGATATGGCTACAGTTATTAAAGTAGCTAAAAAAGTTGGAAAACCTATCTTGATTACATCTGGTATTTATAAAAACAGTCGTGAATTTACAGTTCGATTAAAGTTCCCAGTAGAGAATGGGTATAGCATCCTATTCATGGAATTTGATAAAGTAGATCTAGATACACTATATGGTGTGCGTTTTAGCTATGTAATCAAAGATGAAAATGCTAGAATTAAGCACGGTAATACAGATGCTACTAGAAAAGTTTTCTCTTATATGAATGATTTAATGTTTAATTAAGGAGTAGATTGATTATGTTGTATAGTGATATTAAAAAACGTCTTCCAGAACTTTGCAAAGAATTAGTTCTTATGATTCCTAAAGATATTGAATACTCATATCATGAAGACTATGAAGGAAATGTTTCTGTCAAAATTGTAAAAGATGAGGATAGAATCAATCTAGAAATTAATGATATTAAATTCAGTATTGGCCCTTCATATTTTGCAGAAAGATATTATCTAAATTGTGAAAAATATGAAGACGCTTTTTCTAGAAATCCAGAACCTATTATTCTTTTATCAAAACTATTTACAAATTTAGCATGTGAATCAGATAAAGAATTTAATAAGATCATAGGAGAAGGAGATCAAGAATCTGATAAAGGTATGATTAGATTCCAAATTATGAAGATAGCTAAAGGGTTTAATGATCTTCATGGATGGTTCTCTAATCCAGCTTATCTTAAAGCAGAAATTGAAGAAGCTGAAGAACGAGCATATTACGCTGAACAACGTAAAAGAGATGAAGATTCTTTCTGGGAAGAAATGGCTGCAGTTGGAGTGACTCCAGAAGATGTATATGATTAACATTTTATATGAAGTCTTATCGGGATATTATTAATAATATCCTGATGGACTTTTAAATAATGAGAAATTTAATAAAACTCATTATTTTTTCTTCTAATTATGGCTTATGAGGTGAGATTATAATGCTCAAAAAACAGTATTTCGACACAAACACTAATACGGTTAGTACCACTAGTATGACTGCGGCAGAATTGCTTGTAGAGGTAGAAGATAGACTTAAGAAGTATGAAACTTTAGTATTTAATAAAGAGATATTAATTCATGCCTTAACATTGGCATCTATTTTTCCTAAAGACTGTAAATCCCATTTTAATGATCCTCATTATTTTATTTCATTGGCTGAATATACTGATCATGATGTAGATCTTATGATTTCACTAGTATCTGAAAAATATGGAATTAGATATAATGACTTAAAAGAATTATATGATTATATTATCAACAGATATACTATCAAATATTATGATGGCGGTGTAAGAAAGAAAGAATTCCAACTACCTACATATGTGAGAGTTATGTGTGATATCAACAAAGGTTTACAAGTTAAAGAAATTATTAGTAATAGAGCTAAATGATATAGTAGTTGTATACTATAATAATGGAAGCTATAATAACAAAATAGTATTCTTTGATTAAAATTGAAAGGAGAATGGAATGAAGATTCCAAATAATTCTAATCTCTCCAAAGAGATGACAGCTAATATCAAGGACTACTCTAAAAAGATCAAGAGTCTTGAATCCTTTGCTAAATCTGTTCGAAAGAACCCAGGTCAATATTTATCCTCAACTGGTAATGAAGGTCAATTGAATGCTATTCGAGAAGTATTTCAAAATGCTACAGATGAATTGAATAGACTAGTATCTCCATGTGATAAAGTATGGATTGAGTTCTGGGAAGGTTCTTTTAGGACTGTAGTAATCGATAATGGTCGTGGTATCCCAGCAGAAGATATTGTTCGTGTATTCAGTAGGGAGCATACTTCTACAAACTATGAAAAGCATAAAGGTGAATATCCATCTGGTCTTCATGGTGTAGGGTCTAAATGTACCAATGCTGTATCTTCTAGATTCACAGTTACTACTTATCGATTAGGTAAAGCTTACCAAATCGAATTCTCTGAAGGTGAGCCTTTAAAGAAATATGGAACTGGTAAGAAAGGTCCCGATGGCAAAGAAATCTTTATGCCAAAAGAAATCAAATACCCAGCTGGTGCTCAAGGTACTGTAGTAGATTTTGAACCAGACTTCTCTATCATGGGTGAGATCACATTACGACATAAAGACATTTATCGTTTAGTATCTAATATTGTACCACTATTAAAACCTGGTGCTGAAGTATTCTATACTGCACATCTTTTAGATGGTTCTACATTTACAGATCACTTAGTAAATAAAGATGGTGTTCTTACATATCTTATCAATAAAACTGATAAGCCTATGATTAAACCAATCATATATACTCATGATACTGGTGAGATGAAAGTAGAAGTTGCTATGACTTATGTAGCTAATGTAAATGCTGGTCCAGATGTAATGACATTTGCAAATACTTCTCCAGTAAATACTCAATTATCCACTCCATCTATTGGTTATTTTAAAGGTGTATGCGATTTCTTTAAAGGTTATATGAATAAGATCTTCTTAGCAAATAATAAGAAGAAATTAGAAGTAACCAACTCCGATGTATTAACTGGTTTGGTCGGTATCGTAGCAGCAGCTCATATGGACGTTATGTTTGATGGTCAAGCAAAGAATGTTTGTAAAACTCAAGAATTAACACCATTTGTTAGAGAAGTAACTATTGACGCATTAAAAGATTGGTCTAAGAAGAATCCAGATGATTTACAAAAACTTTGTAACTTCTTAAAAGATGTAGCAACAGCTCGTACCAAAGCAGATAAAGAAAAGATTAATATCTCTAAGAAGTATAAAACAAATACTATCTCTGGTACTCCTAAAGGATTTATCAAAGCAGAAAAGAAAGATCATTTAGAGTTATTCATTGTAGAAGGTTTATCAGCTGCTTCTCCATGTCAAACTTCTCGTAATGAATATCAAGCTATATTCCCAATTCGTGGTAAGATGCCAAATGCATTCTCTAAATCTAGAGAAGAGTTTTTGAAGAATGAAGAAGTTCAAGCTATCTTAGCAATCATTGGTTGTGGATATGGTAAGAACTTTGATATCTCCAATTGTAAATATGATAAGATCATTATTCTAGCCGATGCCGACTATGATGGTTTCCATATTAGAACATTGATCTTGAAATTCTTATTAACTTACTGCCGTCCTTTAATTGAAGAAGGAAGAGTATATGCAGTATTATCTCCATTATATCACGTTGATAAGGGTACTAAGAAATGGAAGTATTTCATTGATAAAGATGACTTCACCCAATATGTGAGGGATGAGTTCGTAAAAGCAAATAAAGTTGTCCATCAAAAGACGAAGAAAGAATTCACTAAGTCTGAAATCTCTTCACTTATTATCAATAATAACAACTATGATTTCTATATGGAACGCATTGCCAATAACTATATGATTGATCCTATCTTATTAGAAGATTTATTACTATTAAGAAAAGAAGCATTTAATAAATTCAATGATTTCAAGAAATTGATTAGTAAGAAATATAAGTATCTCAAAATAGAAAGAAAAGGAGATGCTGTATTGCTTAATGGCTTAGTAAATGGTATTAATGGTGATAGAGAACACACAATCATCTTTAATGAACAATTGATCAATGCATGCTCTATCTTATTAGGTTATTTAGATAAATCTGAAAAGAGATATCTTTTAAATGGTCATAAGATTGGTCTATATCAATTGATCAGTACTTTTAGAAAATCTGAGCCTAAGAATATTGAACGTGCAAAAGGTTTGGGTTCCTTGAATGATATTGAAATCGGCGTATCCACATTGAATCCTCATAATAGAAAATTATTGAGATACACAACTGAAGATATTACTAGAGAAATCGAAGAAATGAGAAAAGTCAATGATGATAAATTCACATTGATTAAAGATGTCGATATCTCCCAATACGAATTCTAATTGGGTCTTATCAAGATAAAGATAATAGAGTGCTCATCACGGGCACTCTATTTTTTTACTGCTTAAGGAGGAAGTGTAGTGTTTACAACTTTTCAATACAAAGATATTGATAAATATATAGAAGAAGATTTTAAGAATACCACAGGTAATTTTGATTACATTAGATCATATGCAGATGGTGTAAGAATATCGTATTCTAAAAAAGAAAATCTTACTACATATAATGGGTATAACGAATATAGAATTAAAGATGAAAATGGAGAACCTTTAGCTTTATTCCATTTTAATAACGACTTAACCGAAGTATTGGATATGGATACTTTAAAGAGTCTAGAACATGTATGCTTTGCAGATAATAGAAAAGCTGCTAATACAGTCACAGTATTCCATCATACAGATTTAGATGGAGAATCTGCAGCATCTTTGATTTGTCAATTGTTACAATTCCAAACTCAAAGAAGTATGAAGTTTGTAGGATATAATTATTCTGGGAATGCTATTTCTAATGAAATAGAAGAAATGCTTAATAATCCTGCTATAGAATCAAGAACAAATATTGCTTTTATTGTAGATTTGTCTCTCAAGAATGATCAACTAGAAGAGATCCTAAAATATTACGACAAAGTAATTTGGATCGATCATCATATTACTTCTTTATATCAAAACCCTATAGCTCTTTGTAATGAGCATAATAATTTTACATATATTTTAGATACTAGACAATGTGGTTGTTGGTTAACTTATGCTTGGTTGTATAATTGCATCGAAGCTATTAACTCAGCATCTTTATCTGATAAAATCATTGAAGGTTTGAATTTAGATCCATTTAGAGATAATAGTGCTGGTGAGGAAATTATTAAAGTATATAAATCTAAAGCTCCATTAGTTGGATTGATTTCTTTATTTGATTTAAAACAAGATGTAGAATTTCCTATTAGTTATAAACCAGCAGCATGGTTAAATCAATGGTATAATAAGATTGGCACTCTTGCTCCATATTGTAATACTTGGCAAAATTTATGGAGAGGCAATTACTTCTATGAAGAAGATGGTAAAGAACAATACCTTACTCCAGATATTAGAGATATTCTTTATCATGGTCATAGATTATATACTATCTTCCAAGAAGAAATGCAAGCTCTTAGAGAAGCAGATCCTGTATATGAATATCATGTATTCAATGAAGAAGATCATTTAGTATTCCATTGTATTAATGGATTTGGTTTCTCTCAAAGATTTGAAGATAATAGAGAAGATATCAAAATTATCGGTAGATTTGTAGATAATAGAAATAGATTCTCTTTCTCATTCTATACAGATAATGAAGAGATAAAAGATCTTATCCCATTAGGTAAGATTGCAAACAAATACTTTACAGGTGGTGGTCATCCAGGTGCTGCTGGTGGTAGTTATCCTTCTAAAGAAATAGAATCAGCATTTGAAAAGATTATGAATAGAGAATTCTTAGGAAAGGATTTAGAAGTTATCATCCAATTTAAGAATATTACATTCAATGGTAATGAGGTTGATGAATTAGAAACATTGATTGGTAATACTTCATATACTGGATCTTTTGATGATGTAAGATTTGACGAAGTAATTGATATTTACTTCAGATTATTTGTTGCTATTATTTCTTATGAATATAAATTAGCTAAATCTAAAAAATAACACAAGAGGAGACCCCTAGAGCCTAGCGCTCTAGGGGTAATTTTTCGAACGTATGTGTTATGTAAATAAATATATTTATATTCGCTTAGGAGGACGTGTCCTGAGAAAAGTAAAGGACACATTCTAAAATGAAACAATCTTAGCAACGAAAAAAGAAAACAAAGTATGTGTAAAACAAAGAGGCAATTTAAAATTTAAACAACTTTAACAATAGCAACATCGTCATCGCGTATTTAATTTTTCAATGGGTTACCTACCTACACTCTGGCCGTCTTAGAGTATAAATAGAATAAGCCATTACTTTATGTTACTAGGGTTTAAGCCGGTTTATAAGCATATACTATAATTATGGTAGAGATATATCTACAAGATATTTTTAAAGGAGAAAAACGAAATGCAAAACGAGATTAAAGAATTTGGAATTGCTATGTATAATATAGCAAAGAAAGAAATCTTTCCAGATGTTGAAGAAAGAGTCAAGAGTTTTAAAGATAGAGTAGTAAATGATATCCTAAATAGAATCCCAGATGATATAAATCTTCCTATTAGAGAAACCATTAGAGAATTTAAAAGCGATATAAGAGGATTTACTCATACTCCAGAACCACATCAAAGAAAAGTTGTCGTAGAGTTTATAAGAGAAGAAGATTCTTATAAGAATAGATTTAATAATTAATACGAATATGACAAAATAGTAGAAAAATGTAAGGCGATAGAACTCTACACAAAACACGCAATATACATGAATCTTACCACTTGAAAAAGAACGGAATATTCTCCCAACTCCAGTTACCCCCTGGAAATGAATATTAGCACTCTAATACGACGCATGTGCCCTTTTGATATATGCCACAATCCGCATAACAACCATTACATATCCAAAAGCTGCTATCAAAAGGATCAACAAAATAAATTCATGTCAAACTCAATCAGATGAAACGATCTGATACATACCTCAAAATAAATCACTCAATCACAACACAATTCCTCTGTCGCCTTATATTTTTCGATACATAGTAAAACTTCTCTCACAGACAAAGATTTGGTGAATGGGTTATTCCATTCACCGTCTTTGTTTTTTATAAATTCTTATCTATTTTAGGAGGAAATAAAATGGAAACACCTGTTAATGACTTTATCTCTCATGATATCTCTCCAGTATCCAAACAAATGTTTATTTGGTTTGTAAATCGTGAAGATGGTTCTACTGCATATGAATTTACCAATGATGGTGAAAATCATGATTATAATAAAGAAGTAGATAGTCGTAAAGATGAGATTAAAGAATTTGGTTTGCTTGGTAATGGATCTAAAATTTATTTTGATACAAAAGATGGTATCATCCATGTAGGAAATAAAGATATTAAAGTATTTGTAGAATCCGATGAAGATTCTGAAGTATATCTACGTCTGACAGAATGTGAAGAAGCTGATTATCATAACGTAATCCAATATAAAAAAGCAGCATTCGATTACAATCCAATTCCTGGAGTACCTCAAACAATTCCTGGTACTGTAACTAATCATTTCATTGGATACAATTGTGAGACTCCACAATACTCCTTTGAATTGATTCTAGATGTTCCTGTAGGTCAGGCTATGGAATTAAAAGTAATCATCACTATGAAGAATACAGATTTTGAAGGTAAGCTCTGTATACAGTATGGGGATTATGAAGAACAAGAATCTGTTACATTAGAATGCAATAAAGTATTTGAAAAGAAAATTACTCTTCTATAATAAACACAATGAACCCGTATACTCGTAATGAGTATACGGGGCATTTAATGTATAGAAAAGTTTTGAAAGAAAGGGATTATTCTATTATAAGATAGTTAGTCTAAGAATAGACCATGTGCCATATTATGCACTTTTAAACGCATATCATTTGTAACTTCTTCTGCTTTTTTTACTTCTTGATAGAAAGCTTGGATTTGTTGGAAGTTAGCAGGATTAGTTGTAGGAGCAGAGTAAATATCCTTTAATTGTTTAAGTAATGTTTGTTTTTCATCCATTGTAAAAACACCTCTTTATTTATAAGTGAAAGTAATTACTTAATGTAACCTATATCTATTTACCAGTGGATCCCATACCACCAGTTCTTTTTTTGTTTAAAGGCTCAATTTCATCTTTAAATACATAGAAGTTCTCTATAATACCTTGACAGAACTTATCGCCTTTTTTAATACTGATAGGATTTTCTACAGTAAAGTCAACGTAGATATGACCTTCATTAGTCTCATTGTCATAAAAATCTTTATCGATGACCCCAATTGTATTTATGAATCTAAATCCATATTTCATACCATAAGAAGATCTAGGATAAATCTTTAATACAAGATTTTCTAATACAACGGTATTGGATCCTTTGATATTTGATAAGTGGCATTTAATACCAGTAGGTACTAGATATCTCAATCCAGGAATTGCATTAATTTCGAATGGAGAATAGAAATCATATCCTGCAGAAAAAGGAGTAGATCTTCTAGGAAGTTCAATTCCTTCCACATCATAATCCTCATCTTTGATATCTTTAGAATATACATAATTCCATAATCCTGGATTATTAGTTTTTAGATCTTCTAAAGCCTTTTTCCATTCTTTATTGCTTACTCGTTCGAACATTGTTGTCTCCTTTATTAATTTATTACTATTAATAATTAGTATAGGAAATCATTAATTGTAAAAGCATAATATT